TCTTCAGGTGGCTCGGCTACGATTAGTGCAACTCCTGTCACCTCAGGGACATTTAGAGAATCTAACGGTGCCTCTGTTACATTTGCAACAGCGACCACATTAAATAATGGACCTACAAGCACTTTTAATGAGTCAGGTGATGGCGTAGCAGGTACACTAGGTCAAAACTGTGATGGTGATAATTGCCAACAAACAGGTGGTGCTGGTGCTGCTTCTTATGATGGCAATATTCAAGGTGGTGCTGGTGGTCCCGCAGGCGGAACTTCAGGCGCAGGATCAAGAGGTTCTGGTGGAGGGGGCGGTGGAGCACAACCTCAATCAGCAGGCGGTGCGGGAGGCACGGGTCAGATTAAGTATCGATTCTTACGAATCAATTAAATGTTTTTACAGAATTACTACTATTACTTTCAAAAAGCTTTATCTCCTGAGTTTTGTGACAAAATCATTGAACAAGGAAAACAACAGATTATAGAAAGCGCAACGGTCGCTGATACTAATTTACAAAAAGCAAGAAAATCATCAATCGCATGGATGCAAGACGATTGGCTGTATCAAGCTATAGAACCTTTTATTCAAGAGGCAAATGTCAAAGCAGGTTGGAACTTTGATTGGATGGCATCAGAGTCTTGTCAATTTACGATTTACAAAGAACAACAATACTACGACTGGCATCAAGACTCACATCAAATGCCATATGATAAGCCTGGTTATCCTGAACATGGTAAAATAAGAAAACTTTCTGTGACTGTTTCTTTAGAAGACGGTGACAACTATGAAGGCGGTAATTTAGAATTTGATTTACGTAATCGTGATGATAGTAAATCACATATTTTAGCTGCAACAGAAGCAAGAGCAAAGGGATCAATTATTGTTTTTCCTTCTTTTGTTTGGCATCGAGTAACGCCTGTCACTAAAGGCACTCGTTATTCATTAGTAATATGGAGTATTGGAAATCCATTTAGATAGGAGAACATATGTTAGAAGGCGATCTCAAAGATCATAATATCAGACTATATTTAGGCATGCCAATGTATGGTGGTATGTTAAGTGAAAACACATTACACGGAGTTTTAGGACTACAAACCTGGACTTATCAACAAGGTGTAGGAATGAAACTACAAACCATGGGTAACGAATCCTTAATTACACGGGCCAGAAATACGATTGTATCCATGTTTTTAGATGATCAAAATTATATTGGTACACACTTATTATTTATTGATGCTGATATAGGCTTCCAACCTGACAATATTGAACGACTCATACGTGCAGATCAAGATATTGTTTGTGGTATCTATCCACGTAAATGTATTCATTGGGATCAAGTCGTAAACGCTTTTCGTAAAAATCCTAACATAACTGCTGATGAAATATCCTACAAAGCCTTGGGCTATAATTTGAACTTTGAAGATCCACAGAATATCAAATTAAAGAATGGTTACTGTGAGGTGATGGAAGCAGCCACAGGGATGATGCTCATTAAACGTGATGTGTTTAGAAAAATGCAAAAGGCTTACCCTGAACGTAAATACAAATCCGATCAGATTATCAATGGTAAACAGTGGCGATCCGACAACTGCTATGACCTGTTTGGTGTGGGCAAAGTAGACTGGGATACTAGTGAACGATACCTGAGTGAAGACTATTATTTTTCTAGACTATGGTCCAAAATAGGTGGTAAGATATGGGCGGACATCGCTTCGCCATTACAGCATCACGGTAGTATGCACTTTAATGGCCATGTAGGGTCCATGTTTAGCTTTGCCAATGACACTAACAAAAATAAAACTACAACCAGGGATACAGAAACAGACCAGTAACTTAGGCGCATCTGGTGGGTATACTGATTGTGATAATGTAAGATTTCGATATGGCTTACCTGAAAAAATAGGTGGCTGGGAAAAGACTGTTGATGATAAACTCATTGGCGTGGCTCGTGATGCTCATCATTGGGTAGCGTTAGACGGTACACGTCTTGCTGCTTTGGGCACTGATAAAAAATTATATATTTACGCTAACGATATTCTCTACGACATCACACCTGAGCGTCAATCTAATGCTGCTGTCAGTAATATTTTTACCACGACGAATGGTTCTGCCAACGTCACTGTAAATGTTAATGGTCATGGAGCTAATGAAGGTGATATCGTCACCTTTTCGGGTACAACAAGTTTATCAGGTACAAGTTTTACAGCAGAAAATTTTGATCGTAGTTTCGAAGTTCAATCTGTCACCAACACGAATGCCTTTGTCATTACACAAGATGTATCAGAATCTACAGGTTCTGTTACCACAGGTACAGCGACTGCTACATTTGATTTAAATATTGCTCCTGCCTTCTCTACTTTTGGTTATGGTTGGGGTACATCGACATGGAATACATCTACCTGGGGCACGGCTCGTTCAACATCATCTGTGACACTGGATGGACGTGACTGGTCCTTAGATAACTTTGGTGAATTGTTAATTGCAACGGTGCTTGATGGTTCTACGTATCAGTGGTCGCCGACCACGAACGGATTATCAGGTAAAGCAAGTCTTGTCACAAACGCTCCTACAGCTTCAAAGTTTTCCTTAGTATCAACACCTGATCGACATTTAATTTTATTTGGTACAGAAAAAACTATCGGCACAGGTTCTTCTCAAGATCCTTTGCTTTTACGTTTCTCATCACAAGAAGATATTAATACTTATCAACCTGCTGCTGAAAACACAGCGGGCTCTCTTCGTGTTCAAGATGGTTCTAGTATTGTGGGTGCAGATAAAGCTCGTGGTCAAATATTAGTTTGGACAGATACCTCGCTCCACGGACTACAGTTCATCGGACCACCTTTTACTTTTGGATTAAATCAATTAGGTCGTAACTGTGGTTTACTTGGACAACATGCTGCGGTGGTTGTGCGAGATGTGGCGTACTGGATGGGACAGAATGCTTTCTTCGTCTTTGATGGTACTGTAAAAAAATTACCTTGTACTGTAGATGACTTTGTTTTTGAAAATTTAGATTTAACACAAACAGATCAAATCTTTGCAGGTGTGAATACAGAGTTTGCTGAGATTATTTGGTTTTATGTGACCAACCCTGATAATAATCCTCAACCACAAGTTAATAAATGTGTTGTCTATAATTACTTAGAACAGTCTTGGTATGTCGGTACACTAAACAGAACAACTTGGGTTGATCGAAGTGTGTTTCAGTTTCCTTTGGCAACAGAATACTTACCAAATACAGCTGCTAATACGACACCTACCGTCATTGGTTTATCTAATGGTGCCTCTAATTATTACAAACAAGAGTTTGGCACAGAAGCAGATGGATCTGCAATGCAATCATTTATTCAATCAGGTGACTTTAATATTGATGAAGGTGGTGAACAGCTAATGCGTATTGCAAGATTTATTCCCGACTTTAGAGATCAAACAGGTGATGTCAGCGTGACCTGGAGTTTTAAAAACTATCCGTATGGTAATGTCATTAGTCAAACAGCTTTAACAGTTCAAACAACGGATACAAAAAAAGACATGAGAGGTCGTGGAAGGCAAGCTAATTTTAAAATAGAAAGTAATACCACTGGTGGTAACTTTAAAATGGGTACATTTACTATGGATGTCTATCCTGATGGAGGACGATAATGGCTAAGATACCCCAAACTAGATTTCCTGATCCACCAGAACAATATGATCCAAGAGCTTTTGCTGAAATGGTAAGACAGCTTGAACAAATTGTTTTACAATTAAACTCATCGTATCAACAAGATAATAAAGACGAAGTTAACAGAAGAACTGTTTTCTTTGCAACTGGAGGAACCACCGATGCCTGATCGTTTTCGAACTTTTGCTTTAAGTCCTGCAAATACAGGAGCAAATACACTTTTTACAGTCCCTAATGCTGATGTAGCAGCAACACCACCAGTTCCCGTAACCACCTTTATGGTCAAAACCATTGTTTTACATAACGATTCAGGTTCAGGTACTTTAAATGCAGTGTTAACCTACAATGATGGATCAACAGATTTTGAAATAAACAACGTATCGGTAGCCCATCAAGCAACAAAAATTATCAACGGTACCTTTGTTTTTGAGGGTGGCGATAGTTTAAAAGTAACATCAAGTGCTGCAAACGACCTTGTAATCAAGGTTTCTGTGCTTGAAATGAAGGATCAACAATAATATAAATAATTATGCATAAAATAGTAGAAGAACCAAAGCTTTTAAGACATGATGAAATCAACGGAGTCCAGGTCCCAGTGTACAGTTGTAAGACAGAAACTGTCATTACGAACACACGAACTAATACAACTTATGAGTCAGAGGACGCTTGTTCCGCTGATATTGCTGATCCTAACACCGATACTACTGACGATGATATTAAAAGAGATGTTACAATCTTTGCTCCACGATTGGGTAGCTTGGGTGCATCGAATAAAAAGGAATAATGAATAGTAATGCAACAAAAGGAGTATCCACAGGTTTATGAACTTGGTCTCGGATCGCTGATCGGAGATTTTTTTCAAAACGTTAAAGACACTGTTACAGGTGTTGCAAGAGCAGTAGCTCCTATTGCTCCTTATGTTTTACCTTTTCTTCCTATTCCTGGCATTGGACCTTTAAGCTCTGCATTAACAAAACAATTAATAGGAGCAGGTATTGGATTAGCAGCAGGACAGAAACCAGTAGACGTTGCAAAGAATATGGCTCTTCAAGCAGGCATTGGCGGATTAAAAGGTGCTTTGATGAGACCAGAAGGAGCAACTTTTGGTCAAGGCTTTAAGCAAGGAGCTTTTGGAATTGAGCCACAGATTTCTCAATCAAATTTAAACAGAGCTTTAAATTATCAAAGCATGCCTTCAAATGTTGCAGGTAACATGTCCAACTTACCTTCAAGCAATCAAGCAATTAATTATGCTGCTTCTCAACCAGTTAACTTTCAAGTCAATACTCCTCCCATTGATTATCCTACTCCTGAAAAAGGATTTTTTGAAAATGTAGGTGATAAATTTATGGCTACCTTTGATCCTCGTCAAAGAACAATTAATCCTGAGTATACAAAATTTAAATTGTTTAACCCTGATTTAACTGATGCACAATTAGCTGCTATGGGTGTACCTAAAGAAGCAGGATTTACTTATCAATACGGACCCTCTTTATATGCAGGACTACAAGGGCTTTCTTTAGCGGATAGATTTATCAATCCTCCTGAAGAAGATACAGGAACAGGGTATGATGAAGCAGAGAGGGAAAGATTTACTTTTTCTTACGCCGCGGACGGCGGTGAGGTAACCGGTGGTGTTGCGAACAACGGTCAGCGAATTGAACACCCCGATGGAAAAGTAAAAGAGCATCCAAAAAGAATTGGAGAGATTGCAGGACCAGGCACAGGAACCTCCGATGATATTCCCGCAATGTTAAGTGACGGCGAATTTGTGATGACTGCTCAAGCTGTGAGGAACGCGGGCGGCGGATCGCGGAAGCAAGGAGCAAAAAACATGTATAAGTTAATGAAAAATTTAGAAAAAGGTGGTACGTTATCACAACAAAGTATAGGTATGGCATAACATGGAAGAAGAGATTCAAGGTAAATATTTAGGTTATTTAGACAGCATTAAAGATCTGCTCGATGATATCAAAGCCGGTAATGTACAAGGTATTCCTGAACAAAAAGTAGCTGAATTAAATGAACTTTATCAGCAGGCTCAAGATAGATTTACACAAGGTATCGGAGCTTATCAACCCTATGTAGACACAGCAGTTGGAACCATTGGAGAAGGAGTTTCAGCTATTGGAACCGGTCAAGATTATTTATCTCAAGCGGCAGATATTTATAAAGGGTTAGGAACTGCTCCTACAAGAGAACAACTAGATCCTTTTATCAATCCTTATCAACAAGCAATTCAAGACGAAATTAATCGTGCCTATGATATTGCGGCCAATAAAGCTGCTGCTGGCACAGTTGCGTCCGGAGCTTTTGGTGGTGAGCGTGAGGGAATACAAAGAGCTGAATTAGGAAGAAACAGAGTAAGTGCTTTAGCTCAAGCACAAGGGCAAGCTTTTGAAAAAGGGCTACAAAATTATTTAGCTTCTCAATCAGCTGCTGCTGGTGGTTTAGGAAATATCGCAGGTCAATTTGGGCAATTTGGTTTAGGATTAGGTCAACTAGGCGCAGGTCAAGCTGGACTAGGTTTTGATGTACAAAGAGCGGGACTAACAGATGTTGGTACAATGTTAGATTTTGCAAACTTACAGCAACAACAATTACAAAAAGGTTTTGATGTAGACTACGCTAATCAGTTAGCACAGTATCAACAACCATTTACAGAGTTAGGTTTCTTAGGTTCAGCATTTGGTTATGCACCATCCATACCTCAAGTAGCTTCTGCGGGAGGGGCAGGTGCTTCTCCTTTACAACAGATCGCAGGTTATGGAATCGCGGGCCTCGGAGCTCTATCCGGCTTCGGCGGAGGAGGGTTATTCGGATGATGAATTCAGTAATGAGAAGACC